TAGTAGTAGACTTCGTGAAAAGCTACTACGACTAAAGCTGGGATGAGCAACCTCAAAGAATTACAAGACAACATCACAGCACACGAACAACAGCTCGTGACTGCTCGGCAAAAACTTAAAGATGCTGAAAAAGCAGTTGAAGTGGACCCCGATGATGTTAACAAGAGCACATTACAGAGCAGACGGGCAGCTGTGTCTGCATTGGAGACCAAGCTCGGAGAGCTCAAGAGACAACTGGCAGATTTTGTTACCTCTCAGAAACTGGCTTCTAAACCTGTGGATCCAACAGGGCTTGAGCCTGATGACCATTTGAAGGAAAAGTCCTCTCTCAGGTATGGGAATGTTCTAGACGTGAACTCCATTGACCTTGAAGAGCCCAGTGGTCAGACTGCTGATTGGAAGTCCATCGGACTTTATATCCTGAGCTTTACCCTACCAATTGTCTTGAAAGCTCTGTATATGCTATCAACTAGAGGGAGACAAACTGTACAGGAAAATAAAGGGACAAGGATAAGGTTTAAAGATGATACATCTTATGAAGAGGTAAATGGAATCAGGAAACCAAAACATCTCTATGTGTCACTGCCTACAGCACAATCCACAATGAAAGCTGATGAGATAACACCTGGAAGGTTCAGAACAATCACGTGTGGTTTATTTCCTGCACAAGTCAAAGCAAGGAATATCATCAGCCCAGTCATGGGGGTGATTGGGTTTAGCTTTTTTGTGAAAGATTGGACGGAAAAAATTGATGGTTTCCTTAATTCAGACTGCCCATTCCTGCCTAAAGTCCAAGGTGCAGGTGAAAAGTTGTTGCAGACTATAAGAGCATACTTCATCACAAGACAGGATCAAGTCATGCAGTCCATGTTGCCAGATATCACAGATCTTATGGCAGATGCCCAAGCACAGGGTGCAACCTTGTTTAGTGACATAACATCTCCTCATTCAGTTTGGGTCTTCTCATGTGCCCCTGATCGGTGCCCTCCAACTGCATTGTATGTAGCTGGTCTTCCTGAACTTGGTGCTTTTTTTTCCATTCTACAGGACATGAGAAATACAATAATGGCTTCTAAAGCTGTTGGCACTGCTGAAGAAAAAATGAAGAAGAAATCTGCATTTTATCAATCATATCTAAGAAGGACACAATCAATGGGAATTCAACTGGATCAAAGGATCATAATTATGTACATGTCTCACTGGGGAAAGGAAATCGTCAATCATTTTCATCTTGGTGATGATATGGATCCTGAACTTAGACAGCTTGCACAAGCTCTTGTGGATACTAAAGTCAAGGAAATCTCTAACCAAGAGCTACTAAAACTGTGAGTCTCTATCCATCAATGTGATCATACCATCTAGATCCTAGATGTGAAGTTGTCAACCTGTGTGGTCTGGTGTTTTTATGTTAGCTAGTATATCGTAATTATGTAAATAGCCAAATATAATAGTAGTCGTAAAGTTAGTGTAACATATACTGTTTTGTGTTTATTGAATGTAGTGAGTATACTAGTGTTATTGTGTATTAAATCAGTTATTGTTGGGTGGGCACACGGGTTAAGTTGCACTACGGGTGGGATTATTAATCAGGGTTTATTGTTATATGTTATTCGTGTGTTATCCTGTATTGAAAGTAGTATTTATGTTACTCAGGGTGGGTTTGTAATCAGGGTCATGTATGGGTGGGTGCTAAGTTTACAATTTATCCAGTTATTATAAGCTGCTCATAGTGAAATAATTATACTAACACTAATTTCCCATGCTTTCTTCCTTGTTCTTTCACTAACCACTAACAACTAAGCTACCTCATCCCCAATCCCTTCCCTAAAAACTACCTCAGTAAATCTACCTCAGTGATTCATGTTTCTTGATTGCTTTTCAAGGAGTATACTACTA